CTACGTGGGCTAGTTCTACGTTTACCGCTCGTGGAGCATTAATTTATAACGCTAGTGCATCAAACAAAGCTATAGCTGTACTAGACTTTGGTGCAGGCAAAACATCATCCAACAGCACATTTCAAGTTACGTTTCCAGCCGCAGGCGCGACTTCAGCAATTATAAGGATTGAATAATGGCTACGTCATATACAACTTTAGGTTTAGCAAAACCCGGTGCAGGAGAGTTATCAGGCACTTGGGGTACGACTATAAACAATGAGCTTACAGACTTAGTTAACGAAGCGGTGTCGGGCTACGTAAGCGTAGCTATGAGCGATGCTGATTACACTACATTTAGAACCGATGGGTTTACTAATGGCGCATCTGCTAACGCAAGAAACGCTGTCATAAAAATGACAGGTACATTAACTGGTAATAAAAACGTAGAAGTACCAGCGGTAGAAAAAGTTTATATATTTATTAATGGTACAACTGGTGGGTTTTCTATAACTGTTAAAACACAAAGCGGTACTGGTATCGCTATACCTAACGGTAAAGCCGCTTTATTAGTTTGTGATGGCGTACATGTTGTAGAAGCGCTAACCAATATAACAAGCAACGCCACCATGAGTGGTACGCTAGGTGTTACTGGCGCTACATCGCTAGCCGCTACTACTGTAAGCAGTACGCTAGGTGTTACTGGTAATGTCACTGTAAACACAGACAAACTTGTTGTAACAGCCTCTAGCGGTGATACTACCTCCGCTGGCACGGTTTCAGCAGTAAACTTTACAGGGTCACCCACCGTTGTCGTTAACTCTAGCGGCGATATAAACGGCGCTACTATGAAAACACATATAGGTAAACGAATTATATCTACTGCTACTTCTGCTACTACTTATACGTTACCTGACGCGGCATCTACAGGCGTGGCCGCCGGGTCTACATGGGTGGTAGTAAATGCAGATTCCAATGACGCAGTGGACATTACTATACAAGCGGCTAATGATGATGTCCTAGCCCTGTGCTCTGGCTCTGCGTATTCAGCAGGTAGTGCTAACGGTACTAGAACAATCGTTCATGGTGGTGTAGCTGAAATAGTATGTGTAGCGGCTAACTTGTACGTTATCTTTGGTGGAGGCGTTAGTTAATGTCGTCTGGGGCTATAGCTATGGTAGGTGGGGGTAACCCTACAACAACCATGACCGTTGGTGTTACCAATACCAAAGGCGCGTTTTACTATGGTTTCCATGCTACGCCGTCCCGTGTATTTTCTGATGAAGGTACGTTTACGATTGGGTCTTTATCTCCTAATACGATAGGTATACCAATCGGGGGTACAACAAAGAACTTTACAGTGTTTGTATTAGCTACACAGAACTTTGCGCCTGAGTTTACTTTTGCTATATCTGATCCAGATGGCGAGTTATCCGCCACTTCTGTTACATCCATAGCTATTAGTAACGGCAATACAGTAACCCTAAGTAGCCTTAGTTCTAGTAGTAGTACTTATGTTAATGTTAACACAGGCGAAAGCATACCTGCGCGTACGTGGTCTTCTGGGGCTGACGCGTTTGCTGATGTATTTGGCACAACAGAAGACGCTACGCTAACAATTACGTACACGGTTCCTACTTAGTTATGTTTACTACTACACTTATAACTGTAAATGATATACACCTTAACGTATTACAAGATATGTATAACACTAATAACACTACAATAGATAAAAACTCTAGTTTAGAGTTTGATGCTATAAAAAACATGTTTACACATGAAGCAGACAACAAACTAACTGCACAGATTAATAGAGATAGTGACGGTACAATAGCAGGATATACAACTGGTATCGTTAGAAAAGACGCTTACCACTGTACTAATGTGGTAGTAAACGACAACAAAGCGTTTATTTTGTCGGCTGATTCCTTCTACAATGTGTTGTCAGGTGTAGGTATAAAGTATATCAAAGGGCATGTGCAGGTAGGTACGTCCATGTACGAGTTTATGACCAAAAACCTTGGTAGAGATGATTTGTTTAGCTCAAAAATAGAAGGCCCAGAAGGGGCTATTGTAACTTTAACGCTATTATAGGATTAATCATGGCAAAGCGCGGACGACCAAAGAACCCAAACACAGTAACTCGCCTATCTGCACGCGAGGTTTTAATTCAGTTAGAAAAACATGAAGCCCTTTGTGCTACTAGACTTGACGCTATTGAAAGGCGGTTAGAAGACGGATCTAAGAAGTTTATTAGGTTAGAACAGTACATTTGGGGGTTATATGCGGCTATTTTTGTTACCGCTATTGCTGGTAAGCTCTTTTAGCCTAGCCCAAGACACAGATAGTGGTAACACTAGTACGCAGTCTGGTGACTTAAATACTAACCAGCAGGGCGCTACAGTTGACAGTAACAATGAAACGACCACTAACACCAATCAGTACAACGGTGCTGGTAGCGCAAGTGAAATACCCGTAGCTTCAGCAGTAGCGCCAAGCCTTATGTCAGGCGGCAATGATAGTTGTTTAAAGAGTACTAGTGGGGGTGTATCTACCTTGCAGGTTGGGGTTAGTGCAGGGACTTATCGCTTAGATGAAGATTGCAACAGGCGTAAAGATGCACAGATGTTATTTACGTTGAATATGAAGATAGCGGCAATAACTAGAATGTGTCAGCATGATGACAACTGGTTATCAATGTTTGAATCAGGGACACCATGCCCCCTTATTGTAGGCGGTAAAGTAGTGGCAGGTAAAAATGCTTATTTAATGATGAAGCGTAAACCTACTTTATTTGTCAGGGGGTATGAAAAAAACAAGGAATATTTTGATGTTGCGTTAGGCATCAATGGAGAAGCAAATGGTGAACATAAAGAAAATGGCGATGCTAAGTCTGTTTCTGAGCGTTTCCGCACAACTGAGTGGTGATACAGGTGTCTACTATCCTCAAGCTGTTACTTTCGGTAGTCTCATTGATCCTAATATTAACCCTCTACGGCCAGTTGGTGATTTTGTAGAGATACAGGAACTTGTTAACACAGCCGCATATATAAACACACAGGTGAGCGATGCGACAGCTAGTGTGGTTGAAATGTCCTTGGGTGTGCCACCGTCTGCGGATAGTGTCGAGGGGTTGGTTGTCCCAGTTGCAGGGCGCACAGGTAGCCACAAGATAGACTTGTTAGAGGTGGCGTACTACAATCAATCTATCCTAGATACAGCAAACGCAAACTATTACTCAGCAGAACACTTACTGGTGGACAGTTATGAAGAAAATATGGATCAAATGGAAGCGGCAATTGAGATGTTTACAGGTGCGGCTACAGAAATTTCTAAAGCGGAAGCTATTTACACTGAAGCTATTAATGCTCAGACTGACGACGACCGCATCCAGCTACAGAATTATATTCGTGCGAACGATGTACAAATTGATCAATCAACCGTCCAAACGTTTAATCAGTCACTTGACGTTATTGAGGATAAAGCTCAAGCGGCTACAGCGTCGTTATGGGCAAGCCAAGACCAAGCAGTCCTCGGAATGATTAATCACGATGGTATTGCTACATTATCTAACATCACAAACTCTACAGTGGCATATGATGCTTGGACTGATCAAATGACTATTACATGGGATAATGCGACTGATACTGTCCTACAGGGTGTATTCTTTAATAACGCAGACAATATAGGGTGGACACAAGCTACCACAGAGGTCTATGACGGCTTTTACAATGACACTCCTCCTATTAGCATCAATGAAATGTACAGCGCCTACAGCTATGGTTCAGGCGAGACTGTGGCGTCTATGGGGTCTGGTTACAACATAAACGCTAAACTGTATGACCCTGTTCAATTAATGGAAGATGTTATCAATGTTACAAATGAAAACCCAACCACTAATTACAACAACCAGAACGGCAATTTAGGTGGTAATTAATGGGTATTGAAGATATAGAATTAGACGTAGGTGGCACTAAGTTTAAGGGTGTATATATAGCTATCTTGTTTAGCTTTGCCACAACAATTGGTGGTGGTATATGGGCGGCGAGCGAGTTTGTATCAAGAATAGACAATATAGAGGCTAATTTAGAGGCAACTATTGAATCAATACCTGATATTGAGCCATTAGAGTTGGAATTAGCTAGCATTCGCACCAAAATCGAGGATAATGACCTAGGGCATCTTCAAGGCAAGCTGGCGGAACTGGACACATTACTTAATAGTATAAAAGAACGACAGACTGAAGTTTTGCAAGATGCCACTAATTCAACAGCTAAAGTCAATTTAATGGAAAAAGATTGGATTGAGGTTAGAAACGAGTATAAGGCTATGGCCGACATGATTAAACAATTTGAACAAGATGTAGCCAAGTTTAAGAAAGAGGTAGACGACCTCTGGAAAGGGCTTGATGCCGCATCTTCACCACTGGGGTAAATTATGAATTTTGGCGCATTAAAAGGTGTTATTGGTGCAGTTGCACCCACATTAGGTACTGCATTAGCAGGGCCACTAGGGGGCACAGCGGCGCAAGCCATAAGTGCTGTATTAGGATGTAAAACTGATGCCAAGTCTATATCTACAGCTATGCAAAACGCTACACCAGAACAACTTGCTGAGATAAAGAAAGCCGAGCTAGACTTTGAAGCACAGATGAAAAAGATGGATGTAGACATATTTGCCTTGGAGACTGCCGATGTACAGGATGCTAGAAAGGCTCACAAAGGAGATTGGACACCACGAGTATTCGGATTACTTGCTCTTATCGGGTTTCTTTCTTATATATTTTTGGTCACTATTCAACCCCCTGACGCTAACAGCGATACTATTGTTTCTCTTGTCTTGGGGTATCTCGGTGGACTTGTTTCAGGCATAAGTTCTTTCTACTTTGGAGCGAGTCACGCAAAAGATGATTAATCTAAAAAGACTGCAAGATCAATTAGTTATAGACGAGGGTTTGGAGCTAAAGCCCTACCGCTGTAGCGCCGATAAGCTAACCATTGGCGTTGGTAGGAATATACAAGAGGTCGGAATCACTAAAGATGAGGCCATGATGCTTCTTGCCAACGACATAGCACGATGCGCAGGTGAGTGTACGCGTGAGTTCCCTTGGTTTGCCGAATTGACCCCGCTACGTAAAGAAGCGGTTATTAACCTTGTGTTTAACATGGGTATGGCTACGTTTAAGAAGTTTAAGAAAACTATCGCCTTTATAGAGAGCGGTGAGTATGAACGTGCTGGTACAGAGTTGCTAGACAGTAATTACGCTCGTCAAGTAGGTCAACGTAGTCAACGTGTTGCGAATATGCTTGCTGATGGAGAATAAACATGCCACTGAGCAAGATAGAGCTAAAACCCGGTGTAAACAAAGAAGGTACTCGTTATAGCACCGAGGGCGGCTGGTTCGACTCGGATAAAGTACGGTTTCGTAAGGGTCTGCCGGAAAAGATAGGTGGGTGGCAACGCTTCTCTAACGAGACTTTCTTGGGTATTGCACGTTCTATTCACACATGGCGTACTCTTGCTAGCAAACTATACGTTGGTATAGGTACGCATCTCAAGTTTTACGTAGAATCCGGTAACTCGTACAACGATATAACTCCACTTCGCAAAGCCACTATTACTCTAGCCAGTGACCCCATAATTACAACAGCTAGCTCTACTACAGTGCGGATTATAGACACTACTGGTGGGTACGTAGATGGTGATTTTGTTACGCTTGGCGGCACTATATCCACTGTTAACGGTGTAGTAGAAGCTGAGCTTAAAGACAAAGAGTTCCAAATATCAGTCAATGATTCCCAAATAACCGCCAAAGCAGATGGTTCTTCCGACGCTACCGTAGAAATAAACACTATTGTGGGTGGAACTATAGAAATTGGCATGATAATGACAG